CCCCAGAAAGGTCTACATAGTCTCCAAGTTTAAAATATATCGGTTCAGGCACGGAGAATGGGAGAACGATGTAGTCCTCTTTCATCAGTGTAAACTTTCCCTTCGCCCCTTTGTTGATAGGGGTGGAGAATCTTGTCTTTCCGGATATGTCCTTAATTTCAATCATATCCCCAAAGTTCATAAATAGAAAATGGAAGCCCTAAAAATCCGGACTTCCATTTGAAACAATAAAGGAAATGTTCGTTATTCGCTTCTATCCATGGGATTCGGTTCGCAAAACTTACTTGAAACCTTACCGAAACACCTGTCAATACTCAACCCGTAAGAAATGCTCTTACCCAGGTAAACCAGCTTGTAGACTTCGTTTCCAAGAGTTGGGATTTTGATGTTTACGGTTCCTTTCTCCAGTTCTGACTGAAAAGATTTCTTCTTTGTCCGATAGTCGCCTTCTGAGTTTCCTTCTATGGTGAACTGGAGAGTGATTTCACGCGATGCTACTTTTGCATTTTCGGTTATTATTCGCTTCCCGTGCTCCAGACGGCTCTCATCTTCGATGTAGTCTTTCATCTGGTTGAATCCGTCGATAGCATCGAGAAAACCGTCACCCATGCGGACACCCCATGTGCTCCAGGCATCCTTCCCGTTAATAAATAAATCTCCTGTCATAATCTTGCTGTATTACGTTTCACTTCGGCAATGTCGGCCTGCATCTGTTTGATAGGTTTGACAATTTCGCCTGTGTTCTCTCTGATTTGCTGTAACTCCAGATAGGAATTGGCCAGGATGGTACGTGTCTCGTCGGCAATGTTGTACAGACCGGTTACTTGTGATGTCAGGGAGCCGATGGAACCTCGCAGTTCGGTAATAGCTACCGTTTGCTGCTGTTCTGCCGTCTCAATACGAAGATTGGACTCATACACGACTGTAAACCGCCCACTCAGTTCCCCGGCATCCTCGTGCGTCATTTCTGTACCGAATCCGCGGCTGGAGGCCGACTGCTGGGAGCTGCTGCCAGCCTTGTCGTATCCGGTAGCTGCGGCAAGTTCATCCCGTAGTTTCAATGCTTCATTCACGTACCCCATATATTCGTTTTGGAGTGAATTACGTTCACTCTCACTCAGGTTTCCGTCCTTCATACTTTCACCGAATCTGTTCCACCAGTCTTCCAGCTTCTGGCTGTACATGTTACCGATTTTATCTGAAAGCATGGCACGCATAAAGTATTCGGATAGGTTATCCGCAAAATCTTCCGCCGAGGCATCCATATCCATGAGAGTATCTATGAAACTGTCATACATGGAATCAAAACTTATTCCGGTAAGCTGTTCGAAAAGGCCCTCTTTCAGTTCTTCGAGGTTTCCGGCCAGATCTGCATATTCACCTAGCGCATCAACGACACTATTTCCATAGCCTCCTTTCCCTGAATCAGCCATTTTCTGCCACAAGTCTACATTCTGACGTAATAAGTCCATCTGCTCCGGAGACATCTGCCACAAGGAATCTGTACCTGTGAACTCTGCCATGACATTTTCCCGAATCCATTGTATGTCACTTTCCGACCAGCCCATGTAATAGGCCCAGCTATGATGTTTACTGTGATAGCCAGCATTGGCCTGCGCTTTTGAAAGGACATTCTTGTTGTATTCCTCCTGATACTTGATGGCTTTATTGTACTCTGCTACGGATTTCTCGCTTCCCTTGCTGGACTTCATTTCTTCTGTAAGGGATTCGATGGCAGACTGCAACTTTTCGTTTCTGTCCGTGAGTCTGTTGATGGTATCCTGCACCTCTTTTTCGTTTCCTCCAATACCGAAGAGTTTGCTGAATCCGCCGAAAGTCAGGGTATCCCATATTCCACCTACAGACTTAAAGACACTACTGAATATGTTACCTACGAAACCATCCAACCCCTGTGTCCCGATGGCATCTAAAAGAGAAAATGCAGCTCCAATTATACCTCCAAGTTTCTCGCTCTCTTCTGCAAATATGTCTACTATATTTCCGGCCAAATCACCGACCTGAGAGAGTGAAATTTCAGAATTTGAACCAAGCTGGGTAATGACGTTCGACAATGTGACAAGGTTGCTTGTCGTTTTATCTGTTGACTTTTGTACATTGACCTGAGCGTTCTGCTGTCTTTTCTGGGCATCATTCAGTTTCTTCGTGGCCGCTTCCTTCTGTTCATCTGTTCCGCTTCTCATGGCTTCGTTGTATTCCTCCTGAGCTTGTGACAGTTCTTCCTGTGCCTTGGCCAATTCGCTTAACTGTTCGGGTAGGTCGGCCAGCAATCCTCCTTTGTCGATAAGGGTTGACTGGATGTTGCTTAAAGCCTCGTCAATGACCTTCTTCTGGTCAACAGCCATATTCTTGTATTCTTCGGAGTTCTTGAAGTCCCTAAGCTGCTGCTTTACCTTGTTCAGGGACTTTTTGGATACCTTGTCCAAGTCACCGAAGATAAGTTCCCAGTTGATTCCCTGTTTCAGCTTCTCAAGATCAAGGGAGGAGAGTGCCTTATCCATTTCTTTTTGGAGTATGTCCTTGTCTCCCTGAGTAGTGGCCTCTGAGATTTTACGGGTGTACTCGGCTATGATTGCATCACGTTTCTGCATAAATGTACCATAGCTTTTCAGGTAACGTTCGTTGGCCTCGATTGCAGCTTGATTTTCAGTTTCTGTAATTTCGGCCAGACCTTTTTCACGCGACGTCATGGCATTAGACGCACGACTTCCTAATACTTCCCGCTGTTCAGACGTAAGCTTTCCTCCTTGCGCATCTTCCCATTTTTTGCGCTGTTTCCTAATTTCATCGATTTCTCGCTGGTAATCCAGCTCAATCTGTCTGCGCTTCTTTTCAGAACCTTCTTCCATCAGGTTGATTTCTTCCTGCTGATTGGTCCTGCGAAGCTGAAGGAGTTCTTCTGCAACCTGTTGCTGCTCTTTCTTTTGTCGCTCGGCATCTTTCTTCGCATCATTCTCTTGTTTGGCCAGAGTGTCTCCTGTTATACCACCGAGCGATTTATATGATTTTTCTGCCGCTTCCAACTCTTCTACAGCTTTCTTATAGGCTGACTCAGTACCTTTTTTAGCATCCTCTACAGCCTTTAATTTTGCTTCGTAAACAGCTTTTGCTTCTTTATATGCTTGCTGATACGACTTTTCCGATGCTTCCCTTTGCGATTCCAGGCCAAATATGGTGCCGTCAATCCCTTTTAGCGCTGCTTGCGCATTATTGAACCGTATTTGAACGTCAATAGGAATTGTTGCAAAAGGAAAATTCTTAATTTTTTCTTGCTCTTCCTGCAATATTTGTCTTGCTATATTGTATTCGCGTATAATCTGCTCACGATTACTTCTTGCTTCCATCAGCTTGACTTCAACAGGTTTCGAGTTTTCCTCTGTTTCCTTTTTCAGTCGATTATATTCGCTCAAGGCTGATTTCCACTTGTTAAGATTTGCTTTTGCTGATTCTATTTGTGAAGCGATTAGTGGGGCACCTTGCCCCGCATTTTTTAAAGAAGCATTTAATGATTTTATTTTCTCCTCCCATTGTTGAATATTCTTTAGTATGTTTTCATAACTGTTCTTGTCTCGTTCCTTATTCAGTTCTTTATTTGCTTCTGCAAGATTGAGTACAGCCAGTTGTTCACGGGTATAAGCAGAAGAAAGTGCAGGAGAATACCTTTGTAGTTCCTCATAGGCCTTTATCTTTGAAAACTCGGTTTCTGTTTCATCTTGGATAACGCGTATCAGCTCTTCTATTTTTTTCTTGCGTTCCTCTTCCTGATTCGCAAAATTCTTTTGTTCTTCATTGAATTTTTGCTGTGCCTTTTCCGATGCGGTTGTGCTGTCATGAAAGGCCCACATTGTAGCAACAAGCCCGGCAAGAACCGTAGCTGCCAGTACATACGGGTTAGCTTTCATAACCGTATTCAAAGCCTTTTGTGCTATCATTTGAGCTTTGGTAACCAAGATTGCAAGTTCCATTCTGGCCGTTAATGTATCCTGAGCTATTCGCACTACAATAAGAGCGGTTTTATATGTCCCGTATGTAGCAATCAGTCCTATCAAAATCTTACCAACAGTTTCATAGTTCTCAATAAGACCTTTCAATCCTGAAATACCTGCAGAAGCAATTCCCTGAGTATCTTTTCCAATCTCATTCAACATTGTATCCCAAGCATCTCCAAGGTTACTCAACTGACCTGTAAGAGACTTAGACTGTTCTTGCATCAGGTTATAATAGATTCCTGATTCACTAGTCATATTTTTGAAGGCCTGTTCTACTTCTTTAAATCCTACCTTGCCTTCCTTTACTAAACCGGAAACTTCATCTTTTGTCACACCAAGCACTTTTGCCAGTTCCTCGTAGATGGGAATACCACGTCCTGCAAACTGACGAATATCGACAGCATAGGCTCTCCCTTGTGTCCTTAATGTGCCATAGAGATAGGCTATTTCACTAAGCTGGGAGCCAACACCGGCGGCTACATTACCAAGCATGACAAGTTCATCACCCACATTCTCAGCTGACGAGCCGTAAGCAATCATTTGCTTGGCAGATGATGCCACCCCTTGAAGGTCGAAGGGTGTCTTTGCGGCAATATCCACCAGCTCTGACATCAGTTTATCTGCTTTTTCCTTACTTTTCAGCATGGTTGAAAAAGCAATTTCAAGCTGCTGGAATTGTCCTCGTACATTAACAAGTTCTGTAACAAAGTTTTTCAAGGCAGTTACTCCACCTATTATACCAAGTACTTTGGTTAAGGAAACGGACATCTTTTCATTTGCTTCGACCGTTTCGCCGGCTTCTTCCTTAAAAGCTGCATATTCATCCTTCAGTCTCTTTACTGAAAGACGGGCTTCTGCCTGCTGTTGAGTAAGTCCAAACAAAATATCTTTCTGCTCCCTTAACTTATCGGTTTGAGCTTTTATCTGCTCCGACATACCGCTGGTATTACCACCCGACTTTACAGTTTCTCGGTATTTCTCTTTCAATAAAGTAAGCTCATTTTGTAATTGCCTAATGACACCCCTTTGTGAAGTAATATTTGCAGAGAGGTTGTTTACTGTTTGTGAAGCGCTGTAAATTCCATTTTTGAAATCACGCTCCATTGTAGCTCCAACTTTAGCCGCCTCGGTTACCAGCCCCATCATTTGTTGGCGAGCAGATGCCAATTGGGTTTCCAAAGCCCTTGCCGCTGCCGGAGATTTGTTCACGTCCATCTTTTTGAGTTGGGCTTCCAGCTTTTCACATTCTTGTCTTAGCTTTACGACCTGTTCCCAGTCACTT